ATGGGCCTGCTGCTCGCCACCATGTCGCCGTCGAGCCTGCTGCTTCTGGGTTTCTGTGCCGGCGTGGTGGCGGGCATCGTGCCTAGCTTCCTCCTGTCCTCTCAGCGGCGGGAGCGGTAGTCATGGCTCGCGTTCTCGTCTGCCTGGATGAGGTGCCGGACCCGCTTGGCGAGTGCGCGCAAGTGGCGTGGGAAGAACAGCCTACGCTGCTGCCGCCGCTGAGCGTCGAGGACGCGCAGGCACTTTCGTATTCGGCCCTTCTGGCTTGGGCGACCGTCGCGGCGGCGCTCCTGGTCAGGAAGGCCACATGAACCCCGGCATGTCGCCGGACAACCGCCCTAAGGAGGGCACCATGAACGTGAAGGAAAAGGCGGCGACGGCCTACGGTCGCATGAAGTCGGTGGGCAGCAAGGTGGTGGCCGGTGCGTCGCTGATGGCGATCTCGGCCGCGTCGTTCGCGCAGTCCACGGTCCAGGCCGACATCGAGGGCGTCATCGACGAGCAGAAGGCCATCGCGTTGGCCGTGGTCGTCGCCGGCACCATCGCCACGCTGGCGATCAAGTACAGCAAGCTGGTCCGCCGCGCGTAAGCGCATCCGCCCGCCTGTGCAATGCAGGCGGGCTTTACTCGGAGGTCGTGATGGAAACTGCAGCATTTGAAGCCCAGGCGGGATGGGTCGTTCTGGTGATCAACATGGTCACCGCGTGGCTGGCCGTGCAGGTTTTCCGATGAACATCGGCCGCATCTTCGCAAGCGCAATTGCTCGCCGCGTCGCCTATGTCGTCGTCGCGATTGTGCTTGCGTGGATGGGTTTTGGTGGGGAGGTGCGAGCTGGCACGCTTGGATGCAACCTCGGACAGGGGTGTACGAAGGATCAGGCTTACAATTTCTGCGCCGCCCATGCGCAGGAGGCCATCGCTAACGTCGGTGTAGCGCGCGACTGGCGTTGTTTGGAGCAGTCCCCCACCATTTTTGCCTGTCAGATGACTGTGCCCGGTGGGACGATATGGTCTGCGTGTAATCCTATTCGAGGGCAGAACGGCTCTACTCACAACGCCTATCACCATGTGGGCTGCCCTGCTGGTTATGAATGGGACGATGTAAATAAGACATGCGGCGTGCCATGCCAAGATGCGCAGCCTCTTCCTGCGGGCAGCGTTAATGCACCCGGCACCGGCGACCGAATCTGTCAGGACGGGTGCGCTTATGCTTGTTCTGGTGCAGCGGTTACGCTCACGATAGACGGGGTTGTACGTACTGCCTGTGCTGCGCCTTGGAATCCCGCTGGTGCTGTCTGTAGCGCAGGTGATCCCGCGCCGTTGACGCCTGTGTCAGATGCGGACGGCGACGGTTCTAGCGACGATAACGACAATGCACCGAACAACCCCGGCGAGAGCGGCGACGGCAGCGGCCAGGACGATTCCAGGGCATGTGGCGGAGTAGGGCAGCCCGAGTGCGCGGAGGACGGCAGCAACGCCGGCAGCGGCAACGGCAACACCAGCGGCGGCGGCGGTAACTGCCAGTCGCCACCCACCAGCAGCGGCGATGCCATCCTCGCTCAGATCGCGTTCCAGACCTGGGCGACGCGCTGTGCGCTCGAAGGCAACGCGAACGCGGGTGTTGGCACTGGCGATGGCCCCGGCGAAGGCAATGGCGATAGCCCCCTGGACAAGCTGACCAATGAGGCGGCCGGTCTCGATCAGTCGCAGGGCGATGCCGATCCGGGCGACGCATGGGTCGATGGGCCGTCATCGATCGATCTAGATTCGTCGGGGCTCGGCTTCGGTGGCAGCTGCCCCGCGCCGCCTACCATCAACGGGCAGAGCATCGATCCGGACGGCAATCTCTGCATGCTGGTGCAGATCATCGGCGCGCTGGTGTTGGCCGGTGCGTTCGCTCATGCCGGCTACATCATCGGGAGGGCGTGATGCCATTGCTCGCACCACTCATCGCCGCCGTTGTCGGCGCGTTCTCGCGGTTGTTTGCCACGCGCCTGGGCGGCTGGATCGCTGCCGCCATGGTCGCGCTTGGCCTTGCGTGGGTGACCAATGAAGCCGTGGTCGAGCCAGCAAAGGATCTAGCGCTGAACTCGCTGCGCGGCATGCACAACGTGGCCCTGCAATGGGTTCTCGTCGCGAACTGGGACAAGTACATCACGATCGTGCTGAGCGCCTATGTTGCTGGCGGCATCAAGCGCGCCATCCTGGCTAAGCGCGCATGATTCGGCTGTTCACCGGCAAGCCCGGCCACGGCAAGACCAATCACGCCGTCTCGTTCGCGTTGAAGGCCATTGCCCAGGGGCGGCCGGTGTACGTGTCCAACGTGACCGGCATGCGCATCCCTGGTGCCATTCCGTTCGATGATCCGCGCGAGTGGGCCGACCTGCCGCCGGGTGCTGTTCTCATCGTGGATGAGGCGCAGCGGTTCTGGCGCGCATCACGTTCCGGCGTCACGCCGCCGGAAGTCCATGCGATGGAAACGCATCGGCACCTGGGCATCGATCTGTTGTTGATCACGCAGGACCCGCTCTACATCCTCAAGCACATTCGTGGGCTTGTCGGTGAGCACGTGCATCACGTGCGTCGCAGCAAGGGCATGGTGCAAACGTTCACCTGGGCGAATCGTTGCAGCGAGGACCCCGAGTCATCGGGCGAACAGGAGTTGGCGGAGCAAAGCCTGCGCGCGCTCGACGCTGATGCGTTCAAGTGCTACGACTCGACGGAAGAGGACACCCATAAACCCAAGGTGCCCAAGAAGGTGATCTTCATCGTCGCCGCCGTGGTGCTGGTGCTCGGCATGTTCACCATCGGCCCGGCTATCCTCAAGCGGCTCACCATCGGCTCGGCTACCGCTGAACAATCAGGCCCGTCCCCGCAGGGGCCGGGCCTGATTGCTACGGTCACCGGTCGCGGTCGGCCCGCTCCGCCTGTCAGCGCGGAGCATTACATCGCACAGCAAGCGCCGCGCGTCGTCGGTGCGCCCTGGTCGGCCCAAGTGTTCGATGAGCGGCCGGCCGCGTCCGATCCGCAGTTGTTCTGCATGCTTGGCCAGCCGGGCCATGAGGCCGACGGCGCTTACCGCGAGAATTCATCGTGCACGTGCATCACGGAGCAGGGCACGCGCTACCAGATGGAACTGTCCGCCTGCGCGCAGCACGCGGCCTCCGGCGGCGTTTACAACCCCTTCCGCATGCCGGTGCAGCAACTGCAGCAGCCGCCGCCCCCGCCGGGCGTACAGGCGGCCCAGGCGGCCCCTGTGGCGTTGCCAGCGTTCGGGGGTGGTGGTGCGGGCACGGGTGGCATGCCGTCTGTCGATGCGACGTTCGGCACGGTCACGCGCTCGCTGCCGTAGCGTCGGGGGTGTAGGGGTGCAACCCCTACGGTGACGTTCTTGACTCGGTGCGATCGGTCAGCGCCCGTCCTCTCCGCGCTCCCTGGCCACGTTCCGCCATAGACCACGCACCACCTCGGAAACCAGCTGTTCTCGCGCTCTCGCTGCCGCCACGCGGGCCTCTGAAACCTGCCGCCACAACAGGCCGCGCAATCGCTCTGGTGCGATCCTGTCACCGTCAGGTGACACTAGCCAGCGCCCGGCCATCCGCCACCCGTGCCACGGCTCGGGCAGGTGGTGGCGGTTGTAGACGACGCGCTCGTACAAGGCGCTTGCGCAGTTGTTCGGGCAGGGCTGACCACTAGGCCAGCACGGGGGGCGGTCGATCATGGCCGGGTCCGTGCAGGGGGCGTGCCAGCCTCGCAAGCCGGGCGCGAACGGCGCGTAGGAACCTGCGCACTTTTCGCATAATGCATCGTTCAGCCGCCCCTTCGTCGTGACCGTTCGTCGGGAAATTCGCTCGCGCCTGGGCAGGAAATGCCACCAGGAGGGAGACGAACATCGCGGCCGCCAGCTTGCGCCAGACGCGCTTTTCCGCAGTCGAAATCGCTCGCGCTTCGCCGACAATCCCAAGCACGCGATGCAGCGGAATCCCGCTGATTTCAGCTAGTTTTTCGCACGCGACGGGGTCAGGCGTCTTGGTGCCATGACGCCAGTTGGAGACCGCCTGCTTCGTCACGCCCAGGCGCGCGGCGAGCGCGGAATCGGTGTCCAGGTGTCCTCGGGATTTCGCGAGGTCCAGTAGCTCCAACACGTTCATGGTTCACGGCCTGTTGACTTACGGTCCACGGCCAGTTTACATGCGCCCCGAGTCCACCAGCCGTGGACTCAGCCCCGGCCCGGCTTCCCCGGTCCGGCCGGGGCTTCAACCGGGGCCGGGGAGGGGATAGGGCATGTTCACCGTCTACAGCAACGCCGGGACCGGTTGGGTCGCCGAGCGCACGTTCACCAGCTACGCGACCGCCT